CATTAGATACAAGTCATCTTCTCTCTCTTTCCTTATATCTCTCTGAGTTTTATACCCAGAATATTTTTTCAGTCCTGATATGAATAGCCCATAGGCTACACATAAAGATAAGAAGTCCATTATTTAACTGACATTTTCTTCCTGACTTAGGAAGATATTAAAATAAATAGTATTAACAATAGATATATATTCTGTATGTTCATACTTACTTATATCAATTTCACTAACAAGATTTCTGAATTGGATTACTTGGTCTTGTAACAATTTATAAAATGTTACAACCTCCTCGTAAGATAAGTCGTGATAGTCATACTCTTTCATACAACCTCCTTATCTGCAATATCATATGCTTCATAGATAGAAGTAAAGATATTTTTAATAGGCAAATCAAACTGCCTAATCATAAAGACCAACATCTTTTCTTCTGTTGATAAGTTGTCATCACTAAAGTCCTCATTACTATTCATACTCTTCCACCTTCCTGTGCGAATGGTGATAGAGAATAGATAGAAGGTCTGTGACCAGTAAAGATAGCTTCTGTGTTTGCCTCTACTAGCGTGTCAACAGAATGAACTGCCTCATCTAGCGTTACATAACTACCAAAGTAAAAGTCCACACTTAAAATGTTTTCATCTACTTTCATACTCTCATCTACAAATTCATAGACTTCGTATTCTTTTTCTGTATTCATAATTTCCTTTCATTGATTGCACCTATTCGTTTAAACAAATAGATAGCTTGAAAGATACAGGTGGTTTTCTGTGTCGCTTTCGCAGTTCAGTCAAACTTCAGCTCTTAACCCATATCCTTCAAGCTACCTACTTTCTGTCACTAGGTTTCAACAGGGCAATAGTCTTACCTAGTTCATACTTATAGATAGCTTGAAAGATACAACAGTGATAGCAGACTCTCGTTTATCTATCATTCTTGTGTACACATAGCTCCTGCTATATCCTTCAAGCTACCTACGTTCAGTACGTTCAACAATGTCGGTACTGTTAATACGTTCAACATTGTCGGTACTTTTTATAGATAGCTCACTGCCTACGGCTTTGGTTACTTGCTATTGCTAGTTCGTAGTGTCATACCAATAGACACAACCATAGACAGTGAGCTACCCACAATGGGGTAGCAGTTTAAACAACTAACCTAATTTAGTTTGTTGTTTAAGTAATATATCAATTAACTTAGTAAGTTCTGTCTTGACTTTCTTTGTAGTAAACTCACCACTTCTATTTCGTAGTTCCTCTACTGCACTATCAAGTTCAGACATATTTCTATCAGCATCATTGATGTAGTCTTTAGCATAATCAACACTAGAGTATGCTTCCTCTATCTGATTAGTTGCATCATTGACTGATGATTTAACTTCATCAATAGCGTGTTCTAAGTTATCAAACAACTCATCAAGAGTTGTCATATCTTTTTCTTCTGACATATCTTTCCTTTCGTTATCGCTACAATAAGTAGCATTGAGTACTCGCTGTTTAAACAAGTACTCTATGCTAGTTACTCACTAACCATATCTTTTCTTTGAGCCATTAGGTAAACCATTATCAGTTGGCTTAGCCAACCCACGATAGTTCCCACCTTTTTTACTCTTGGCTTTTCTTCTTTCGTGTCTGTTCACTTTGAGCCTACCTTTGTCCAGATTTGTCCTGAATCTCTCTCGCCATTTTCATTGTGCATACAATCATATGGTGAGCAACAAGCTCTGACTTCATCAGCCCAATTAATTTCTGCTTGAATATTTCTTTCGTAAATATCGTTAGCAGTTGGTCTTGAATCTTTTGGATTCCTAACAAACCCTAATAGTCTGTTTATAGTTTTATCATCTCGGATTCTTGTCCAAGTTCTAGTAGAATAATCTCTATTATTTTTATTAGATAGTTCAAAATTTATATCTAAATTATAATGTACGATTAAATCTCTAGCGTACAAGATTTCCTTCAATGTAATTATCGCTTTTTCAAATCGGAATTTATCCCAATTCCAAACAGAAATAGTTTCATCTTTATAACGAGATGAAACAGCTCTATCCCAAGCGTTAATTTCGTTTCTTAATTCATACCAATTCTGGATTCTATAAACAAATTCAGAATCAAGGCATAAATCTAATACTATTTTATAGTTCATATCTAATTACCACTCGTAATATCCATCAGGTACATCAGTTGATATCCACTCACTACCATCTTCAGTAGTATGTGAATGTTCAAAGTTCCCTCTGTCATCAACAGGTTTCAGGTCAGTGTAAGAATTTTTAACACGCCAACCACAATGGTTAAGCCTTATGTTATACATATTCTCACCACCATTCTTTGTGTACTCTTCAATCTTTTCTTGTGCTTCCTCTTCAGAGTTAGCCTCAATATAGACTTCACTTTCCTGTGTGTATTTTAGATAATATAAATTACTCATTATATATTGCCTCCTTAGTTTGAGGTGTATCTTTGTAACCCATAGCTACATTACCTTTGTATAACAAAGGTAAAACAAATTCAAAGTACTTGATTAAGAACTCTATATCTACTGATGTCAGCATCACTGATACCTGTTCGCCATCTTTAGTTACTGCACCTTTTACATCAACATACATTAATGGTCTACCACTATCTAGCCTTACGCTATCTAACAAGATAGGTTTTAATCGGCTATCTAATTTATCTTTAGTCATATAATTTCCTTTCGTTATTGGTGTATGTACACCATTGAGAGCATTGAAGAAAGGTATTAACTACAATGCTCTCTAGCTGTGCATACGCATACTTACAAGGGGGATTGCCTCTACTAGCGTGTTGAAAATTTCACGCACAACAAATAAAAAAAAAGAAAAAAGTTCTTGTGAAATTTATCACAATCTATTCTTATTTATTCTTATAAGTATTTATCAGGTCACAGTTTAAACAATGACCTGTTAAATAATTACCTAAAGTTCCCTTTAGCTATTATCTCAGTATTAGATTGACAGGCAGGGCAGGAAAAAATTCCGAGCTCACCATCAATAATCTCAGCAACTTTTTTCAAACTTGTTTTCTGTTGTTTGATTGAAGCTGTTGAGCTACGCCAAATATACCCATACCCCTGGTCTCTGCTTCGGTCTGTACTTGCTGTACATTCTTCAGCATTGATACAAGCAACTTTAATACCAGTCTTAGGTGCTTTAGTATGCTCTTTCAGTGCTATGTGAGGTACATTTCCAATCTTTTTTAATAATGGTTTTACCCATTTATCAAAATCAGGATTTGGTTTTCCATCTTCAGTGTGCCTACCCATATTGGTTGGCTTTCCTGCTAGTTGTAGAAAATCTTTTCCGACCTTCTCAAACTTTCTGGAATGACCAACACCAAATGGAAGCACAGCGTGAAGCACCTCGTGTATTACTGTTGAGATAATTTCTAGATTATCTGCCTGAGTTTTTGCACTGTAAGTTGGTTTAATAAATATCTGCCTCGTGCCTTTATCATCTAGCTTTTTTATATCGCTATCTTCAGAAAGCATTTGACATACACCAACAACAGTACGCTTAGTACCCTTAGGCATATGACCGAAAGAGATTTGGATTTCATTTTCTTTTTTAACAAAATCTTTAAAGCCTTCATCTTTTAATTTTTTAAATGTTAGCTTCACCCATTCTTCCAACCAGTCTTCTCTAGTACCTTTATAGGTTTTTGTATTACTCATTTGTTTACCTTTCTTTATAGATTTCATTTAGAAATCTTAGATACTCTGCCTAAATGTTTAAACAGGGTATCTATCATTTCTGATTTAAGAGCCTGAGATTTTTCTGTTAAGGTCAGTAGCCTAATCGCTACTTTTCCAATACAGAGCAACCTCAGGGCTCTCAGTGTGTATTATTTTTTAAATGGGTCAGTAATTCCTACTGACTGCTTGAATTTCTTTTTATCTGAAATACATCTATCGTAAATCATATAAACAAAAAAACTCAGGGTAATCATAAGGCTGAGCCATTCTAAAAAGCTATCCATTTTAACTATCTCTATGAAGATACATCGGATGTACATTGTAAGTATGCTTATCGTTGTATTCTTCATCAGTCAAAAGCACTTTAATAGTTTTCTGATTTCTCTTCAAGACTTTTGCATTGTATAGCATTCCATCTTTCATCTTAACTTCTAAAGTTTCACCAATAAAAAAAGAATCTATTTCCTCTTTTAAGTTTTCATCCCATTTGATTTTTAATCTAACCCATACTTCTTTTAGGTCAGTATTATTATCAATCAAATTGATGCCCTCTATGGCTTGATATTTATAATTCATTTGTTTACCTTTCTATAAACTGATACTTGATTTAAGTATCTCTCAACAATCTAAAATTAAATTGCTGAAAGATAATTAATTAAAATTATCTGAAAGGTTTTAAAAGTTTATAGTTTTATTTTCTTCAGGCTAAATATTGTGAAGTGACCGAGCCTTGAAACTCTGATGCTGGTTGTTCCTAATTCTTTTCCTGTTATCCACCACTCGTAGAGGCTCTATGTTTAAACATAAAGCTGACTTCTTCAGTCTGATAAGTACTGCCGAAACACGATTTTAATTAAGCTGTATTAATATTTAATTGAAACACTTAATAATTAACCTTTATCATCTATATACATAGACTAGGGTACTTTACACCATAAAGCAACAACTCTTTCCAGATTTCTTTCTACTTGTTTAAACACTCGGCTGGTCGCTCTTTCTTTTACTGTTGATGTATGTACTCAGCTTGTCTTAGTGAGGATGTACTAACCTTGTTTTACTTAGGATGTTTCTAGTTTTCCTTACCAGTTTAAAGCAACGCACCCTCTCTTGATTTAAAACAATGTACGAGGGTTGTCAGAGTGGGTACATTCTGTATCATTTTAGATTTAGATATTTTCACCTAGCTGTTTAAACATCTTGATATCCCAATATCCTCAGGCTGACAGACTGGGTATGTAATGCAAATGTTAATGTGCGTATGGGGGTCTATATTAAGTATGTACCTATAAAATTAAATGCATCTAATGTACAAATAAACACACTAAATATGTACCACTATATATAGTATGTTTTAGTTGACTTACTACATCTAGTAGGTGAACTATCACAGTAATACTGTTTATCGTTTACTTGCTTTAAAGTGTTCTTACACTCTTTACATTTCTTCAATATAACCTATTTTACTCTTGGTTTTCTCTTTTGGGCGTGAACAGGCATATGGGGTAGTAAGTTTGAAAAATTATTTTTCTGGTGTCCTTGGGTAGCTTACTTGTCTTTCTAGTTGGTCAGGTTTCCCTGGTAAGCCTTTCGTGCTCCTGATGCCCACTTCACCTGTAACACCATACTTATAATTTTTTTTTGTTCACTTGAGATAATAACAGAACTTCTCTAGTATACAAGTAACAGATAAATACCCCTTTATCGTGTACATACATATAAGCCCTAGCTAGTTCTAGGGTGTCCAAAATAAAAAATTTTTTTAAGCCTTCGGCTCCTGTAAACCCTCAGGCTTCTTCCTTCCTTTGATTCTTGGAAAGGTTTTTGGTTTATGATTATTACAATGTTTGAACTTGTTATACTTAGAAATAATTGTGGAGCAATCTTTTTGAACACAGGTTCTTCCACTACTATAAGAAGTAG